GCACTCAGGTGGACCTTGATACTGAAGATGCCGGTCTCGAGGATGCAGCGGACCCAGATATTGATGAAACTCCAGAGCCCGAGCCAGAACCGGAACCAGAGGCTGAACCAGAAGAAGTTCCAGCACCTGTTCCAGAATCTCCAACGCAGCCACCGGCACCTGAAGAGTTCAAGCAGGTGCCCATAACAGGACAGGCTGCCGCTGGTCTCGATGAAAACTTGTTCGATGATGCTCCGGAAAAAATCGCACCTACTATTAATGGACATTAGCGAATATATACGTGAACCGACCGGTGCAGCTCTTTTTGCCGGTCTAGTGACAGCAGCATACATCCACGCCAAGGCTAAACTTAACAATGAAGGTGCCCAGCCCGTCAGTGCATATGCCAAGCCAGCGACACTTGTGGCAATCCTCGTGTACTTTATAGTTTCAACTGGTTCAGCGGCCCGTGAAAAGATTTCAGTCGAGCCTTTTTGAGTTAAAGATTCTCTGCTTCAATAATACAAATGACTTCCATCACGGCATTCAACGATATGATGGAGCGATTCATTGATGAGCTCAAGGAGACTTTTCCAGAGGAGGGCGCCATCAAAAAGTACCAGGCGATATTTGACTTGGCTCGTTCAGTGAAACCCAGGAAATGTGTCACGACGTTTATCAAGCACGTGCAACCGTATGCCAACTATGTCATGTCCAAGGATGAGAGATTCTTTTTGGAAAATCCACCCGAAATTATATCAGACCTGAGGCTCAATGTTCACTGGACACCTGACCTTTCCCAGGGAACCAAGGATGCCATCTGGCAGTACCTTCAGACTTTGTACATGCTTGGTATGACAATCACGTCTATTCCAGCTGACACGCTCAATATGATTGAAAATGTCGCCAAGCAGTGTGCAGATGGTATGCAGAACGGTGGAGGTGGTCTCGATGAAAAGGCGCTGATGTCAAGTATGTCGGGTCTCTTTGGTGGACTTATGAATAATAAAAAGTAGCGTATTATTAATGAGTGAAAACGCTTGGTTTAATGACCCTATGGAACTTTTTAGGGCGGATAGAATTTTAAAATTTTGGCCCACATCAGAGCAAGACCCTGCCGAACGTATAAATGCCACTTCACGATTTATTATTTACGCCACATGTATGCTGTATTTGATAAAACGTGACCTCAGAGTATTTGTCCTTGCAGCAATGGTCCTGGCTGTGATGTTTGTCCTATATAAAAAGAATCTTATAAAAGTTCCAGTTGCTCGCCCCGTTGCTCAGGCGGTGAGTGATTCTGGTACCGCTCCTCTCTCGTGCCAGAGACCAACTTTTGATAACCCAATGGGCAACGTTCTTTTATCGGACTACATTGACAAGCCTAATAGGCCACCGGCGTGTGATGCGAGCACTGTTCGGGACCAAATTAAAAAGGTTTTCACGGATAAAATTCCATATGATATGGGTCGCTCTCGGTCACCGTGGCCGCAGCACCAGCAAAATGCCGCCGCGAGACAGTTTGTGACGACATCCGTGTCAAACATTCCAGGTGACCAGACGGCTTTTGCAGAGTGGCTTTATGGGAAGAAGAATGCACCGAGTTGCCGTGATGACCCTTCAGTGTGCAATCCAGATATTCGCGGTGCCCAGATGGAAGTATTCGGCGGTCTCAACAGTGCCAGTGTACCAAGGATACATTAATTTCTTAAAGTACTGTATATAAATGGCGTATCAGCTTCAGCCCGGATTGACGCAGATTGACGCCTTGACAATTCCAAAGCCATGTGCAGATGATTTTGTGTTCGAGTACGCCAAGCCAAGCAGCTTGAATCTGGGTTCTCGACCCCAAACGATGTTGTACGGCACCGCTCCATACTTTGCCGGAAAGGGTGCACCTGCTGACCTCGTGGATGTCGCAGATGAGCTCCGACCTCAGTCAACGGATCAGTTTCGTAAAACCTACGTGGACACATTGGACAGAAACACATTCCCTTGGCAAAATGTTTCGTGCATGGGCCCAGTCCGAACGATTCAGTACGAACCTGCGAGCACCAGGGCTGAACTCCAGAATGGTTTATTTATGCAGAGGTACTCTAAATAAAATCTAACTGAGATGTAAGATATGGCGGACCCATTATCAATACTAGCAATTTTAGCTCTAGCATTTACAGCCAAGAAATTGAGTTCTGCATCTACCATACCAGACACGACTGAGACATATGAGACCGCACCTGTTCAAAAAGATGGCGCCCGTGATGTTATTTTAAGTAACTTTACTGGTGCCAGTGCCCCAGACCCCGGACTCGGCTCCTTTGGAGTAAACTCGAGTGCAAAGATGGCTCAGCCAAGTTTTGGTGACCTGGGGCAGACCACGTTTGTAAATGGAATGCCTGTGCAGGATTTTAGGGACCGGCCTTGGGTCTCTGGACAAATGAACAACTTGGGTCCATCTGAAAAGATAATGGTAGGACCAGGTCTCGGAATCGACCCAAGCATCCCAGCTCAAGGTGGGTTTCAACAAGTTTTTAGACCAATGCCAAATAATGTGGGCGCGTACCGACTCACGACTCTTCCCGGAAGGGCTGGTCCCCGTGATGGAACAATCACGGGTGGAACTGCACCGACCGCTGGAACGATTGGAATGTTTTCTCAAAATAGGCCCGAGAAGACTGCGTACTTGCCTTCGCGTTACGCACCTGTTCAGTCACGTGCGGGCGGGCAAGGAGGTGAACTCACGGGCGTCACAGTCCGACAAAACTATGAAAAGGGCAAGAGGCCTACCAATCGCTCAGAGACGGGTCTCAGAAACGATGGCCTCAGCACCGCACCCGCCAAAAAGTTTATTCTCAGTGGCACTCTGGAGCAAGACCCGACACGCAATAAAGCCGATTTGAACATGGACCAGTTCAGTCACGTGAACAACCCTAGTCCCGGAATTCATAGTTTTGTGGGTGCCTATGGGACGACGGCACCCAATGACATTCGCGTGGCGGACAAGCGTGGTCAGGCGGACCGAATGGGAAATGGTGGTCGAATGAACGTCCGTGCTAGTCCCGTGAATCAAGGTGGAAAGATTACATCGGTTCGTCAGTCCCACGGCCCGCAACAAATACAGGCCAGGAACGGTGGATACACGCAGCAGTATGTTCAGCCCGTGTTCCAGCAGAATAATGTTAATAAAGGCAACATGAACCCATGGGGCTCCAACGCGAGTCTTGATATTGCCCGGAGACAGCTTGGTGCGAACCCATTGGCACATACTTTTTCGGCGTGAATCCTAGACTAGATGAAAGTTCTAAGCATTGATGTTGATAGTAGTGAGAGAGACCCAGCCGTGTACCCAGACCCAGCCGACTACACTGTCCGACTAAACAAACGACTCTATGGAGTCACCAAGATTACTCTGACCGCAGCTCGCATCCCGCATTGTACACCTCTTATAGGACCCAGTAACAGCACTTTGATTGTTGATGGAGTCACGCACACGGTGCCTTGGGGCACGTATACAAATGGCACCGATTTAGCCTCAAATGTTCAGCACGCCCTTGTGGGTTCAAACATTTCATCAGTCACATTCAGTGGCCCTGCCACGAGTAATTTAGTTTTTTCAAATGTCGGTTCAAATGTCTTCACTGTACAGTTTCCGTGGGGAAATTCTCCAGCAAGCATCCTTGGTCTGAATGGTTCAAATGTCACCGGGTCCACAGTGACCACTGGGTCCATCGACCTCACAGGTCCCCCGAGCATCTTCTTGAGACTCACGACGGGTGCAGATGACCTCGATAAAGAACTTTTTATAAATGGTGGCACATTCACCTTTGGAGATTCGGGTGGACTCGGACAAACCTTTCCACAGGTGCCTCCTCATTATATAGGACGCATCATCCTCGGGACTCTGGGCGAGGTTCACATTCTAAATGTTGTCGATGCACCCTTGACATATGATGTGCCAAATCTAAATATTGATGACATCCGTGTCAGAATGTACTGGAATAACGGGACGAAACTTGTACCATATGATTTTGGGTCACGAAATCATATTCTAAAGTTTGACATCACCTGTGAGACTGACCGTTTCAACAAGGTGTACGAGACGAGCCCCGTGGATGAGTTACCGGTGCCCGTAGACTCTTTTGTAGAACCAAAACGCCTATCAAATAACTATATATTTATAGGAATCGCTCTGGTCCTCGTGCTGGGACTGTGGGTCCTATTATTTAACGCCCCGTCACTGCATACACCGGCTGCTGTGGTGTCGTAACATTCTTGGAAAACTTTGAAAGAACCATGTAGATTACGATGGACAAGAGCGTCGTGAGCACTGCTGTAAGAGCAAAGTACGCCCCGCCATTCTTGGGCACATTGATGAGGTTTGAAATCAACCACCTGACAAGGTCCATCCATGCAATTGCAGATGCAAAGCTAAACCCTGCAACAACAGCATTGAGAGACTGAGTTTCGAACTGAATGCCAACCGTCTTGAGCATATCCATTTTATAAGTTACACAGAAAAGATTTTATCATGGGATGAGTTCCTCTTCTGATAAAATAGTTTTGTACCGTTTTTTAATTTGGAGTCTGACCAGTATATACCCTGATGGTTCAGAGGCTGGGTCCGTATCGGAATCCGTGTCCGTATCGGAATCCTGGTCTGAACTGGAGCTTGAGAGAGGTGCGAGCTCCTTCTGGTCTGTGGTGCGACCTTCTGGTTCTTCAAACTCCATTATTGGTTGTCAATAGCATTTTTCAACCATTTTTCCACTGTGTTTGTCGGCACCCACTGGTCCCACGTGTCGTAGCACTCATTCACGTCGAGGAGTTGTTGCTCTGTGCCCTGGTACCTGGTGAATGGTTCATCGTCCTCATCGACCTCTTCGATATCAGAGCCCGAGTCATCCTCGGCCCCGTCCTGGAGTTCTGGAAAAAGAGTGCCAATGTGCTTGCCGACCAGATTGCGTGCACAGAACCGCATAGAGTACTTTATGTCCCACGATGTCACGGTGCTTCTGTTGCACGCCTTGACATAGTGAGCCGCGAGAATCATAGAACTTTCTAGGACTGGGGTGAGTAGGTCAAATGCACTTTTTATTATAGCCTCCATTAGCTTGAGGTACTGTTGAAAATAAGTCCGGCAAGACCACCGCGCACTCTGAGTACATTGTGATTCATTGCGTACACGCGAAGTTCCCTGGAGACGGTCGAGGGCACACTGGTCACTGTGAGCAGCTTGGTGATTATGCGACTCATATTCACTTGTCCAGTTGGGTCTGGGTTCTCTGGCTGAAGGGCAAAACTATATGTGTAAAACATTCTGTCCGGTGACTTTGTGTGACACTGCATGGGTTGAAGAACCCTGAGGTACAGGGGCGAGGCGACAGCTGGAGAAATTCTCATTTCCGAGTTAAAGTCGAGCTGCAGGGTCACAAGCTGGTCGTGCCCAATTCCACTTATGTTACTAAAGTTAAAGGTATCATTCTTGGTATCCGTGTTCTGAATGACAAAAAAAAGTTCCTTGACGGGATTTATAAATTGTAAAAGTACCTTTGACACCGTCTCACCGACTGGAATCGTGTACCTGGAGAGTTGCACCTGTGTCACAAGGTACTCTAGAGTCCGCCCTGACATGTATTTCATTTCTTCATCCGATAAAAAGACGTACTCAATTGGAAGTGACAGCATTGTGATGTTCCCGGTGACATCGGCCGGTCCTGGCCTTCCATTGCCCGAGTAGACCACGAGACTTTTCAGGGGTTTGAACTGTATCCTGATTTCAACAGACTGTTTATCAATTGCCGTGAGAGGTATCCCGAGACTGTCATTGTGATGAAAGTAAAATGGTAACTGCACCAGGTACGTGCTATTGGCAGGTGCTTCACCGAGGCCATTCGACGTGAGTGTTCTGCCCACGAGGTACTTCATTGCGGGCTGCTGAGACTGACCCACATAAAGGTCCGTGTACATCTCCATGTACTCACCTGTAATCCTCTGCACAACTTGACCACCTATTATGAGTTCGGCCCAATCAACCATTGCATTTCCTATAGAGTCCGTGTACCCAAGCTTTGCGGTGGGCTCGGACGGACTGTACAAGTTTGAGAGATTCACTCTAATGTGAATGTCGTGAATGATGTCACCTCGCCGTGGCACCACGCAATTGACAAGGCCCCCAAAATTTGCTGGACCATCCATTGGGTTGTCGATAGTCTCCAGGGCAAACTTGGTGTGCTTTTTATAAACTTTTTGGAAATAGGTGAATGATGGGTCGTTCACGGTAAAGGTATCCTGTATGCCTACACTCGCAAGTTGAACACGACCGGACGCCATTCTCTAATGTACTTTGCGAGAAATTTCGGACAGCTTTTTCACTTGGTACCATAGTGATGAATATTGCATTAAAAAAGTTTAGGCCTGAAACAATGCCCGACGACAAGGTTTGTGTTTTCATCGGAAAGAGAGGAACAGGAAAGAGCGTCCTCGTGACTGATATTTTATTTCATAAAAAGCATATACCTTCTGGGATTGTCATGTCCGCCACTGAGGAGGGGAATCATCACTATAAATCCTTTGTGCCAGACTTGTTCATACACAGCGATTACGATAAAGATGTCATAGAACGTGTTCTGGCTCGACAAAAGCAACAACTCACCAAGTTTGGTGTCAATGCACCAAACTCATTTATACTTTTAGATGACTGCATGTATGATAGACGATTCATGAAGGACGTGTGCATCAGACAGTGCTTTATGAATGGTCGACATTGGAAACTTTTTTTTATGCTCACGATGCAGTACTGCATGGACCTGACACCCGACCTGAGAGCCAATGTGGATTACGTCTTTATCTTGCGTGAAAATGTAATTCAAAATCGTGAAAAGTTGTACAAGTCTTTTTTTGGTATTTTTCCTACATTTCAAATGTTTAATCAGGTGATGGATTCGTGCACGGAAAACTATGAATGTCTTGTGCTCGATAACACCTCTAAGAGTAATCGTATTCAGGATTGTGTCTTTTGGTACAAGGCGACTATTCGTAAAAACTTTAGGATTGGTTCAGATGCACTGTGGCAGTACCACAAGACACATTATAACCCCAAGCATGACACCGACCCAGTCGTCAATTCACGTGACCCTAAGCTGGCGAAAAAAAATACTGCGCTGACTGTATTAAAACGAAAGTGAGTGCAGGCTGCACCATTTCTTCAGGTGACCACAAGTCACCATTTAGAACAAGTTTATTAGGATGGTCCCGTAACCACTCCTCGTGATACTTGTCACATTTTGCAAGATATTCAAACTCAATTGGAGCCTCACCTGGACGGGCTCTTTTTTGAATGCGCTGCTCACAAACTTCTGGGGTCGTATTCACGTATATGACCCCATCGACTGTTAGGTTTCCC